GTTGTGTGTTGTCTGGGCATTGTCGGTTATATCCCTAGGGCTGTTCGCAGATGTGATGTTGGAACTAATACTCGGTCACCAACTCTTATAACTGGTACACCTGTAGCTACATGGCCTGTTCGAGTGTAGTGATGGTGTGCCGTTGTTTTGGCTACGCCTAAGAGTCGTGCGGCTACTGCTAATGAAACCGTTAGCACTGTCGGGTCGTTTAATAGTTCCATGTCTGTTCGTGTATCGGGTTGTTTTGTCATGTCTTTAGTATTGCGTGTGTATGTCTTGTTGTGGTGTATTCGGTAGGTCAACTTCTTTTAGGTCATAAGGTCAAGGGATTCTGACGCCTAAGCGCAAGGGCGGCGCTTAGTTGTCGCCGTAGTTCCATGTGATAGGTGGGTGGTTTGTGTCCCCCACAATTTGGGCAAGTAGCCACAGGGTGCCGGTCTATTTTTGTTCGGTGGACAACCTTCGCCATTTGTGCCGTTTGGAAACGCTGTTCGCCTACATCGGTGTATAGGCGTCTACCCAGGTTCCCCTGTTTACGGCCCGTCAGATACAACCCTGATACACCCATGCGACTAATGAAATTGTGCTGACAGTATCAGGTGGCTGGGTGGCGTATCTCTAACGTGTGTAGAGCTGTCCAATTACCGTTCAACATAACTTCAGCATGGGTGATGTTTCGTATTGACTCAAACTGGCCGTTAATGGTCAGGTACTCGACATCATGTGAGTTTGATATAGCGATAGCAAACACAGGGTGGGCGAAACGTAAATCGCCGTGTCTAGTCCATATGCGCATAGGGTTGATTGGTTGCATAAATTCAGTCACGGTCGGGTCCTTTGGCTAGTCGGTCTGAGATTGCTTGAATGTCTTTGGGGCGCCAGACGTGGGTTTCCATGCCGGCGTCGTTGAGTGTTGATAACCACAGTTCTTGTTTTTCGGATAGTCGCCCGATGTCGCTTTTAAGTTCGGCAAATATGACGCCACGGGTTTTATGTGCGAGCGTCAGGTCTGGGTATCCTGCGTGACCTTGTAGTGGGGTTTTCCACACCCCTGGGCGGATTTCCACAGCACGGGTGTGCATAACTAGCCAGCCGTGTAGTCGAGCCAACAGGATTACTTGAGATTGAAAATAGGATTCTTTCATCGCAGTTTTTCCATTGGGTACAGGTCTTGCCTGGGTAATCCGTAGCATTGGTTATCTTCATACAGCAAACGTCCTTTAGTTCTGACGTCTGCAGCTGTCGCCCAACCTGCAATTACTACTTGTGAGCCGTCGACTACGCAGTAGATATACACAGCGTCTTTGTCGTATTCACGAACATACAAATAGTAGTCTTTGCCTTCTTTTCGTTGACTGCTTCGAACCTCGTAACCATCAACGTCACTAGCGCCCAAATGGTTTTGCCCTGTCCACGGCAACCGCAAATAGAGTGACACAGCCAGTTCACTGACAGCGCCTAAAAGATGTACTTTTTCATTTAATTCTTTAGTTACTGTTATGCCTGTAAATGTGCGGTTAGTCCGATTGCAACTTTGTTTAATACGTTTTTGAGCTTCTTTAACAGCAACAGCCATCTGGGCGTCGGTCAAAGTCACCAACGGCATTAGGGTGCCAGCCTTTTAATAAGGGCCGTACATTCTGCCCTTGTTTCGGGTACTGGGCCTTCCCAGTTTAAACCTCGTAGGTACTTCAGTTGGGCTTCAGATGGTGCATTGCTCGCATTTGCGCCAAGCGCCTGTCTGGGCGCATTTTGGGGCTGTTTGACAAGGGTTGCTGGGGCGCTGGTTTCTTGTCGATTGCGTACTTCTTCAGCACTAGCCATTTTGGGACCAAACGACATCATAAACCCTAAGACACGGCCTAGGGCGCTGGTGCTTGCGTTCATCATCTCAGACCCCCTGGTAAAAGGCGTGGCCCCAGGAAAAATTTCCCATGCCGTATTTTGTGCCGGTACGGGGTCGTCTGGTGTACGCCACGCTTGCACCGTTACTGAAATAAAAACCTTGTCGCCAATCGTAATTATTTCGGGGCGGTTTTCAATTACCCGTAGTTCAGGCCAGCGTTCCAATGCCATAGCAAACCGTGTTGGTACGTCGACATAGTTTGTGAGGTCCATCAGCTGCCCCTGTTTCTGTCGTATGCCTTGCGTTGATTGGCGGTCATGTTTGCCCAGGTAAACAGTTGTTGGCAACGGCTTGTTTCTTCAGGGGTCATGTGTTGCCAGTCGCCTGCTTTGCCACAAGCCAGGCAGATACCTTGCAACAGGTCTTGCACCCGAATATCAAAGGCGTGTAGTTCTTTTTTGCATAGTTCGCAGATCATTTGAAGCCACCTAACCGCATGGCCACAATTGTGTCTTGTGTCGATTTAGTGAGATTAGACAAATAAATGCCGTTTTCTTCGGCGACATAAGCCAATTCAAACAAGGCTTTTCTAAGCATTTCAATGTCTTTTTTTTGCGCTTCAAGTTGCCAAGCCGCCGCTTTCATAGTTATTTCGGCTTTGGTTATAGCAGCTGTCATTTCTGCTAACTGTTGGTTCATGTCGGGCCTTTCATTAGTCGGGTTGTTTTGTACGATAGCCAACTGGTGTGGCACTGTAGCGGATACGGCGCCGGTCGTTGTCTGTAGTGTTTGCCCAAATGCCTTGTAAAGCCTTTTCAGGGAATGACACGGCGTAGGCGTAGCACTCTTGAAACACTAAACAGGATTCGCATAAGGGTCTGATTATGGCTTTGGCTTGCGCTGATTCTTGGGCGTTGCTAGGAAAAAACAGGTTGGTGTCAATGCCTCGACATGCCGCTAATTGTTGCCAGTCGGGTCGGTCAACATTGAACATTTGTTAGCACATTCTCCATGGTTGCCAACCGCATTGCCCTTTGGCTTCACGGCCTGAATAGAGCAGGTATGCCCATCGCAGGTTTGTGGCAGGGTCAAACATTTGTTGTGGTTCTATGCCAAGTTCTGTCCACCATTCGTGATGGGCGTACCAATTCCCTTGTGTCAAACCGTAGTCACGGCATTGTCTCCCACTGTCAGATTTTGAACAGGCGTCAGGCTGACAACGGGACTCTTTCCACATTACGCGACCTAACGTCTGCAACACTTCAGGGTCATTCGGCCAGCCCACCGCAATGGCTGTCGGGAACCATTCTTGGCATTTGGCTTCAGCGTTAAAAGGCGCAAGGGTTGTGGCTGGTTGTGTCGAAGTAGTGGTGCTGGTGGTGGTTGTCAACTCTACGGCCCGTTCTTTTAACTGCTGTGGGGTTAAGTCGCCCAAAGTAATTGTTACGGGTGTTTCAACATATGTTTGGGGCGGTGTGTCTTTTTGGTTCACTACTACAAACGCCCCACACATCATGTAGGTAAACAGGGCTAGCCCTAAAAAGCGCTTTACATTCATTTTGGTTTGTCCTTCAGTCGGGGTCAGGTCGGGTATTGTCTACCGATTCGGTAGGTCTATGTCAAGTACCAAATATAGTTTTAAACGCATGCTTGACAACATCAGGGTGGTCAGCCATTAGCGGCGATATTTCGACATGCACCCATTGGGCGCCTTTTGAACCAATAGTGTTTTTGTCGTATATCCGCCAGGCGTCACGGTCACAGCGGTAGCCAGCGCCCCAACCTTTAGGGTTGTTCTTGTAGGTACCGGCATAGTCATGGATTTCTTCTATACCCAAAATGTCACGGTGGGTAAATAGGAAGTCAATCAAAATAAAGCGTTGTTCAGGGGTGCCTTTAAGGTCTATAGCACGCCAGGTCGCATGCACAGACTTTTTTGGTGGCGTGGTGCCAACCATATTTCTGTCGTTAAAAATGCCTATGTTGGTGACACCAACAAGGTAGCAACAATAATCAACAAAGACTTTGGTACCTTCACGCTTAGCGGCGTGTACGGCGTCTTTGTTGCCTGTGTATGGTCGACTAGTCATCGTCTTTATCCTTGTCTTTAGAGTCACGCAAACCATTTGCCGAAAGCAAACCCAGCAACCCACCCAGCAATACGGCAAATGACCCCGAAACGATTTGAAGCATTTCGGTGTCATTGGGCGAGGGTTCCTGAGGCTGTACGACAAACACAAGTGAGTACAAAATTGCCACCATTGAAATGCCAAATACCATCGACAAAGTAATGCCAACCATAAAAACCAGTCGGGCTTTAATTTCGCTGTTTGTTAATCGTTTTTTCATGGTATGCACCTGGGCGCTTCGGGTTGTTCTACACAGGTGTCACGGGTTCTGTCGCTACAACTGGTAACAACAAACATTAAAGCCACAGCCAAAAGCGCAACAATGCCTAGCGTTTTCATGGCATATCGGGCAATTCAACATTGGGCCAATTTGGGTGATGGTTCAAATCTCTTAAAGCTTGTCGATATATTGCCCAGGCTTCTTTGTCTGCTGGGCTGTCTCCTAATTGTGTCCAATCACTATTAGTCAACAGACTTTTTATGTAATTTTGATATTCAAGTTCGGTTTCTTCTGTTGGGAATTCTGGAATCATTTTTAGTCTCCTATTGCCACATTAACGAAACGGATAATTGGTACGAATTGTAGTTAACAGCAACGCCTGTTTGTTGGTAAACAATGCTGGTGATGTAATCAGTAGAACCATTACAAAAGACCAAACCAGAAATTGACATGCCCACAGTTCCAGTAAAAATGTCAAATGAAAAAACCTGTGCGCCATTTTTTGCTATTTGTAAGATTGACCTAGAAGATGTGCCGGTCGTAGTTTGAACGTTCGATGTAACTAAATACCAGCCAGAAATTGTTGGTGTAATGCGCCCATTGGCTACGCCAACCCATGAAGTAATACCACCAATGCTATAAGTGGCAAAATTGAGTGTTGCAAAAGTAGCGCTGGCTACTGACTGGTTACCTGAAGATGTATAAATGGCTGACGGCGTGAAAGTGTTTAAATCTGCAGCATTTAAAGTTTGACCTGAAACAAACTGGCCTTGATATGTAGGCATTTTACCAACCCAATCTTGAAGTGTTTAATACGCCAAATGTGGCATTGTTAAGGATAAAAAACTGATAGTAAATTGCTGGGCTTAAATAGGCGTTAAATGATGTCATTTCTGGTGTCATGCTAATTTCTAACCCTTCAATTACGCTTTGCACACTATATGTCGTAGCGGAACCTTGAATTTTGTATTCCAACGGCAACACCACAGCTGGCCTACCGGCAGAACCTAACCACTGACCCACAAAAGTGTTGATTGCCGTAGTGTTTTGGGACACGTCATCAAAGCCAACAACAAACCTGATTGCCGCAGGGTCAGATTGTGAATTTGCCAAAAACTGGCCTAAGCCTTTTCCTTGTGCAGCTGTAAAATCAACTGTTGTTAAGGAATAGCCTCGAATACCGTATGCCGCTGTTGAAGTTGCGTTAGTGGTAAAAGTGTTAAAACCAGTGTTGTTTAAAGGTTCAATACTTACGGCGTTCATAAAGTTTTGACCCAAAGTAATTCTTTGAAATTCTTGATAAGCAATAACGGTTGAGCTGGTAGACCTACCAAATGTCAATGCCATGGTTTTGTCAAATATTTTGTTTCGAGCAACCGCATAAATGGTGTTGCCGTTGTACCAAATCACGCCACGTTCAGTAGCCATATTCTGGTTAATTCGTTGCAATACGGCGCCGTTGTAGCCACCACCCAAACCTAAAGCTTTCGAAGCGCCAATGCCGTAAGTTGTGCCGTTTATGGTGTACCCAGACCCAGCAAGTTGCCCTGAAGTCACAAATTCGTCTAATTGTTCACAACATTGTTCTGCAAACAATGTCAAATTGTTGATAGTTGTTTGCCCTGAACGGTTCAACCCATCGGTGCAGTTAATGGTTGCGGTTGATAAACCAACTTGCCCTGGGTAGTCAATAAATTGGATTTCGTTAACAAAGAAGCGTTGATAGTAAACGCCTGTTGAATCCATAAAATCTATTTTGTCGTTGACAGTAAAACCAGCAGCTTGATTGGCGTCGTTCTTAATTGTGAAAGTTAGTGACCCACCAGCCCAGTTATCCATATAGGTTTGGCGACCTGTTTTGTATGAAGCTGACAGAACGCTGGTTGTAAAAGTTGTGGCCGTAGTGGCGTTTTTAAAAACCCAGGCATATCGAGGCATTACATTGCCCTAGTATTTAACGGCACGGGGCCTGACATTCTGACATAGCGTTGTAAAGCTGCTACTACAGCGTTGGGGTCTGCTGAAGTGACCGTGACGTTAATTGTGTTGCCACCCATGCCACCACCGGCACGGTTTAACGGGATAACAGCTTCAGGTCCTCGTTCCCCGATAAGCGCCAGGGTGGGACCCATTACAATTCCCCCGTCACCCAAAACGGGTATGTCTGGCACCTCGAATGTTTTGCCGCCTAAACCTAGTGGCACCCAACTGGGGACTGTAAAACCTAAAGCGCCTACGGTGCTGTTCCATAGTCCCGCTATGCCGTTAAATACGGCTTTGAATGGTGCCAAAATGGTTTCGGCAATAGTTGAAAAGGCAGAAACCATAAAGCCAATTATTGATTTAATAATGTCAAAAATTTGGTCTTTGAATTTAATTACAAAAGCGATAGCCATACCAAACGGACCAGCAAGAACGGCCAGCAATAACGGCCAGTTGTTAACTACCCAATTAAAACCTTCTTTGACAATGTTCCACATAAATTCGGCCATGATTTTTACGCCTTCTACGGCGTCGCTTAAAAATCCGAATTTCATTTCAAGAACTACTAGTGCTGCAATGATTGCGAGAATGATTCCTACGCCTGTAGCAACCCAAAGCACGGTAAAAGACGTAGCAAGAACGGCGTTGGCAGCTGCCGTTAATGCGGTTAAAGCGTTATAGACAGCAAGGGCACCATTTGTTAAAAGAACAGCTGCCGCAATACCTGCAACCGCTGTACCAATGGCAACAATTAAACCAGTATTTTTAGACGCCCAATCTGAAATGCTTGTAAACGCTGGCATTAAATCGTCAACAATTGGCAACACGGCTTCACCAATGGATTCTTTCATTTCGTCCATACGGATTTTAATATTTTCCATTTTGCCTGCGGTAGTGTCTGCAGCTGTTGCAGCCTGACCACCAAATGTGTCGCTTAATTGGGCAAAGATTTCGTCTACGCCGCCGCCCTGCTCGATAATGCCAGCCAAAGCAGGGTCAAGTTTTTTTAGTGGTCCCAACTGGCCGTTAAACGCTTTTGACAATGCGTCAGCTACAGAACCTAAGTCTTTGCCAGTACCGGCAGAAATATCTAAAGCCAAAGTCAACAAATCTTGTGCTTTGGTAACATCGCCCGTGCCTCGCACCAGGCTGTCAAGAGCTGGGCGCAATTGGTCGTCGGCAACAGAAATGGCTAATGAAGTTTTGGTAATCCAATCTTCAGTGGATTGCACAGCCTGATCGTTAGCGCCAGTGACGTTTTGTAATGTTTTGGCTAAAGCGCTGGCGGATTTTTCATCTTCCATAAAAGCGCCAATGGCGTCACCAGCAACATTTACTAAAACACCTAATGCGGCAGCTGCTGGCACGGCTGCTTTGCCAATAGCAAACTGGGCTTTTTGCCCTGCGGTTTCTAGTTTCTGAAATTCTCGAATAGCACGGTCGGTGCCTTTGCTGTCAAAATCTGAAATTACGGGAATGGAAATAGCCATTAGACCACCTTCAAATTCTTATTAACTTCAGCCATTACGCCGTCAACTACCTTTTGAACTTCGGTAGTCAAGTCAAAAATTCTTGCTTCGAATACTGGCCAGATCACACGGCTGGCAGAACGCCCAAACTTAGTGCTAAACGCAGTACCCAACGGGTTGACATTGGCACGGCCTGCAATGTCAAAGATTGCGGCGGCAGGGTTTTTTTGCATAACCGAAAAAGCGGCGCCTTTTTTCTTATTATTGACACGCACACCCACACCACGAACAGCCTTTGAAGCTGACAGCGGGAACACTTGGCGCCCACCTGGCGACCAGTTGCGCTGGGTGCCACTAGGAAATTTGGAATCGTCATACTGGTTTTGCATGGCGTCAGTCATCGGTTTAGCGATCTGTTTCATGTTTGCCACATACGCTTTGCGGTAGCCAGGTTCTACTTGGTTTAAGTATTTGACAGCCTCTTTGACACCATTAACTTGGATAGTCAAATTGGTTGTCATGGCTATTTTCTGCTTTCGTTGATGACCTTTATGACCGTTGCTAGGTCGTTGGTATCAAACTCTACTTGCTGGGGCCAGTACCCTGTCGCTACTAAAACTTGTGCTAGTGCGTATCGGTGGGTACTGGCTTGGTAGGGCGGTCAATCTCATTGTTGACAACTTCGAGCAACACCAGCTTCTTTATGAAATCGTCCATCACTACCGGCACAACTACGTTGTGTTGCATGCATGCTTGGTGTGCAAGATACGCCAAATCTTCAATGCCGATACCGCTGGCTAGGTCGCTGGCTTTGCGTTTGAATTTGCGTTCCCACGAAACAATGGTGAAAAGGTTGGTGCTTACTTCTACAGGGCCTTCGCCCTGGTCGACTCTAAGTGTTAGTTGCATGTCGGGCCTTTGCTGTTGGGGTTGCTAGATCAAGAAACAACGGTGGTCAAAACGCCACCCTTAAACGTAATTGAAATGGTGCTTAATTCGCCCATGGTTGCGTTGATAACTGGCAAAGACTCAAGATAAGCGCCCACCAATTCAAAGCGTGGTTCTGTGGCACTAGCTGTGGTCAAGCCTGCAACAGTGTTTGAAACCTTTACGGTGGTGGTCGTGCCAACTAGAGCTGCCAAAGTTGCGTAGGTTTCGCTGGCCGCATAGCTCATGTATAGGTCAAGCGTAATTTCCTGATTGAAAAGCCCACTAACAAACACACGGCTGGTGCTACCAAAGGCTGTTGATTCGAGGGCTTCGGCCATGTTGGTGACCGTGGCGCTGGTGCATTGGTCGGTCAACGAAACGCTGTTGACCATTACGCCTGGGTTGGAAAGGTATGTCGAAGTAG